TCTTTTCATTCAATTCCTCATAAGCCTTTTCGCTGACCTCTTTCAAGGTTTTTAGCCAAGTCAAGATGGAAAGTTCGCCTTTTCTGAATTGCAAGGTCTTTTCATCAGGAATTACGCTTATATTATTGAGCGACTCTATCATAATGTCAATATCCATGCACAAATCCTTCCAACCCTCCATTGACATCATGTCAAAGCGGCTTTCGTAATACTTTTGTAACTCTGGAGTCATGCTAATTGCTCATCTGTAGGTCTAGCTAATGTCGGGTGTTCCCACCTAGCTATGTAGTCGCCTTTTCCGTCTGAAGCATTTTCAAGATGAATAGTTCCTTCAGGCGCAAAATCAGCATCTATCAATATTGGATAAATTATTTTAATTTTTTCGTAAAGTGTCATATTATGCCGCCCTAACCATTGATGCTTGGAAATATGCTAGTGATTGCGCTGATGTTCCAATAACTGCTATTGTTGCGCCAATAAAAGCATAAAGTTCTATATAGTCTGTTGAACCATTAAAGTAAATTAATGTAGAGACTAGGGCTTGAGTTGAATTATTGCCCAAATCATTTCCTCTTTTGAATTCAGAGCCATTTTTATAAACACTCAAAATACACCTTGTAGGGGCAGTTGAAGCATCATATCTAATATTTCCATTTACTTGATAGTATCCAGCAACAGTCGGAGTAAATCTGTAATTAGTTGCGTTATCATAATTTGAATTAGTATCAAATTCTTCTATATTAAATTGAACTTTTGTAAATGTGCTTGATGTAATGGTTTGATTTGCACTTTGATAAGCACTAAAAGCAGGGCCATTACCAGCAACATTAGTGCCTAATTTTGTTTGAGTAACACTACTAGATGCAATTGTTAAGGATGTTGCCGCATTTGCAGAACCATCAACAGAATTAGAACCTGTCACATCACCAGTAAAACTTAAAGTTCGTGCTGTTGTCCATTTTGCCGCTGAACCAGTTGTATTTTGATTCAAAGTAGGCACATCAGCAACTTGAATCGTGTTCATCACCACATTAGTACCATTACCACGCAAATATGAACCACTGGTAACTGCCCCAGCAAAAGCATTCATAGCCAACTGTGCAGTAATTTGTCCAGAGCCGCCATTAGCAAGTGCAACAGTACCAGTGACATTAGATGAAGTACCAGTAGTATTCTGGTTCAAAGTAGGAATATCAGAAGCAACAATTGCTCTAAATGTAGGAACACCATCAGCACCATTAGGTGAGGCTAACACATAGTTTGCAGTCTTAGAAGCATAAGGATTTTTAGTATCGCCATACCCACTTGCCAAACTAATAACTGGTGTTGTTGTTCCTGTTGCAACACTAACTGGTGAAGTTCCAGAAACAGATGTCACAGTTCCTGTTGTTGGTGTTGTCCATGTAGGAGTTCCTGCGCCAGCAGAAGTTAAAACTTGTCCTGTTGTTCCAATTGCAGTAACAGCCAATGCACTTGTTGTAGAGCCATAAACAATACCACCAGCTACAAAAGCAGATGATTGCCCTGTACCTCCTCGGTTATAGGCAACAGCATTTCCATTCCAAGTAGCAGATGTAATTGAACCAGCATAATCAAATGTGTTGGTAGACCAAGATACATTAGATGGAGCATAGTTATGCACATCCCATGAACCTGCCGCAAGAGAGTTTGAAAGTAATACAAGACTTACATATCCACCAGATTGAATTGTGTCAACAGTTGTACTTGAATTATTCTTAACAATAATAGTGCCACTGCTTTGATTATTGTTAAATGAAAATATTGCGCCATTAGGTAAGGTTGTTGCATCAGGCAATTGAATTGTCTGACCACCTGAACCAGTAACAACATAGTTCGGTGCAGAACTTACAGTTAAAACTGTTGTTCCACCAGCCGCCGCAATACTTGCAAAACCACTTACATCAGTATTGTTTAAAACTACTGCGCCAGTCTTTCCTGCAACGCTAGTTACTAAGTTTGTTTGGTCTAACTTTTGCCAAGTAGAACCATTAAAGATTAACCAATCTCCAACTTGCCAATCAGTAACACCATTGAGATTAGTTGACCCAGCAGTAGAAACAACGTAATAGTAGCCGTTTGTTCCAACACTACTTGTAAGAGTTGGAGAATTTGTAGAAGCATTCCATGTACCTTGATAACTCAATACACCTGTAACAGAAGCCCAAGAAGTGCTTGTTCCATTAGTAGTGAGATACTTTCCTGAGTTACCAGTCTGACTAGGAATCAGATTGGTAATTTGGGTCTGTAAAGAGGCTAGAGTATCAAGTACAGACTGAGAAGTACCACCACCATTAGTAATAACTTTGATGTGTTCTGCAAGATCAGGAGTAACAACTTCGCCGACATTAAGCTCAACACCCGTAGACAGAGTAATGATAAGTGAACCATCAAAATCAATATGAGCAGCGGTGACAGACACACCATCAACACCATCCACTCCGTCAATCCCAGCTTGACCACTTTCACCTTTTTCGCCTTTTGCTCCATCCCTACCATTTTTCCCGTCTTTTCCATCACGACCATCCTTGCCATTAGCGCCATCACGCCCGTCTTTGATAGAAGACACACGTTTTTCAATAGCATTGCCTACATCATCAAAGCGACTGCGAATATCAGACTCAATAGTCTTTAATGCTTGGACAACAATGTCTACGTTCTCACCAATCTTGCGCTTTTGGACTTCTCTAGCTTGTGCAACAGACGCTTTAACAGAATCCAAAACAGCCATCTGCTGTTCAGGTGTCATGTTCTTGAGGATTAGCTCTTTGGCTAGGCTTTCGACATCCATTATTGAGCCTTCGGTTGGGTTGAGCCTAAAGATTTGGACAACTGGTCTAAGAAATCTTGTTCCATCCCACCAACTTTATTGTTATTCTGAGACATTTGCAACTCAACAATCTTAGATTTGTTCTTAATGTCAGCTTCTTTCAACATCAATTCGGCAATCTTAACTCTCCTATCAAACTCGGCAGATGCTTGATCTGATTGATTTGGCAGGTTATTTGTGGTTGATGCAATGACTTTTGCCTGTACTTCTTGAGGGATGTACTGTGCTTCCACCATTTTCTTGGTTGCATCAGCACGATTTTGCTCTGCCTGAGTAGTAGCCAAAGCAATTTGAGCTTGTTGTGCTTGCATTTGCATCTGTTGTTGCATTTGTTGCATCTGTTGAGCCTGTGGGTCAGGCGTAGACATCTTGTCTAGCATATCCATCATCTCAAATCGGTTGCTCAAACTTGAATTAGCCACGATTCCCTTAAGAATAATGGGTAAAACAGGAGTTTGTGGGCCAAGAGTCTGCAATAGGCTGATGAACTGCTGTTGCTCATACTCACGGGCAATAATTCCCAATGTAGCCGTAGGAATGAAGTTCATGTCCACAGAAGGATAGCGGTTTGGGTCAAACTGCATATACCTAAATGCGGCTTTCTTAATAAAAGGCACAAGGAAGTCTTCTTGGAAGTTCACCAAGGTACGCTTATACTTTTTAATGATAGAAGCAACAGCCATAGACATACCGCCACCATCACGGCTTGACTGAGTAACCATACCATTGGAGTCCAGCGTACCAGTTGCTTGTAGCAACATGCGTTCAAACTCTTTGGAAGTGGCTAGATTGTTTCCATCAGTAACGCCAAACTTAAATGGCATCAAAATCTCAGCAGGAGAGCCGTTTGTCAGGATAGCTTTTCCGGGCTTTACTTCAAATTTAGCACCACGGGGAAGGCGAGTTGCATCCATCGCAACCATAGGGCTTGTAGTCAGTGCTAGAGAGTCTAAATGGCTGCGAATCTGTGCATCCATAGCCTTTTGCATGTTGTAGGCTTTCTCAACTGTCCCACGACCCAGTAAACGATTAGGCACAGTGTCATCCTGATAGGAAATGACTGGTCTATCTTTCATCATGTAAGGGCTTTCTTCAGCCTTGAGCAACAAATTGTCGTTAGCAATAACAACAATCGCCTCAATCATGTCTTGATAGTCTTCAGCTTCTGAACTTGTAGGGAACAATTCAACAATGTCTTTGTTCTCAGCCAAATTTTGCAAGTATTCCCGTGGGACAAGGCCATAGTAGGTCAGCAATTTGACTTTTTGGTCTTGAAACATTGTGAGTTCTTGTGTGGGTTCTAAGTCTTCATCAGAAGCAACCACACCAACATCAACCTTGCGATACATACCAGACTCAATGCCAGCCACTATCTTGTGGATAGAGATAAATTTCTCTACAGCAACACCCATACAGTCATCAATGCTTGTTCCATTTGGGTCAAACAAGAAGTTCTTGGGGTTGACTGGCATGATCTTGACAGAAATCCTGTCTCTCTCCATCACACCAATAGCAGCTTGACCTTGTTGATTAGGGATTGGCTGTGTAGAAGGCACATATTCTTTTTCTGTACGGACAACAATCTCGCCAATACCTGTGCCATATATTTCTGCCATCAACTCGATCTGGTCGATAGCTTTTCTGATCTTGTCTTTCTTGAAATCCTCCATGAGTTGATTCTTAATCATCTCAACATCAATGGGATTATTGTTTACATCTTGTACGTTATCTTCAATATCAAAGAAATCGCCTTGCCCAAAGATGGCTTCCATGATCTCAGCATGGCGGGTTTCTACAGCTTGTTGGGTAGCAGGGGTAACAATACGGCTGCGCTCAGACTCACGGGTCTTATCATCATCAGCCCATTGACCACGGAAGATACGCTCATATTCTTCCCAGTCGCTCAGGAAGTTGGTATCCCGATAATTGCGCCATCTGTCGCAGTGGTCAATAACAAAAGCAGTTAGCTCCTTGTCATTCTCAGTAGGTTCTTCAAATTGATTTTGGTCTAACTTGTCTGTTGCCATTTATATCCCCGAAATTATGTCCATAGGTTCCCACTCATCTGACTCATCTTCTTCAAAGTAAGTGGTAACAGCCAGTTGGTCAATGTAGGAAAGAGCATCAGGCAAGTCATCGTGTACTCCATTTGCAGGAAACATCAATAGTTGGTCTTTAAACTCATCCCAATCTTCCTTGGAGTTAAGCACAATTCGCCCATGCTCAAACCTTCCTTGAAGTGACCAAATGATACGATCAGCCTTTTTGCGATTTCCGTGGGTCAAGTCAACTATATGGGAATATACATTATTTTTACGCATTAAGTCACTCAAATATGGCAAAACTGCGTTTTTTAATGCTCCACGTTCAATTCCAACAGCCAAAGGGCGGTAATTGCGCATCTTTAAGAGTATCTTTGCAGCAGTCTCTCGAATATCCCACCGACCAAAGTCAATCTCTTTTACAAACCATTTGCCATCATCAGTAACCTTGACCACAGCAATAGCCGTTTGGTCTAGCCTTTTCTTAGAGTTAGCCGCTTGTTTGGCAACTTCTTCAAATCCAGCCAAGTCAACAGCTACATAGTATGAACCATATTCAGGTTCTTCCCCGTACTTAATCCAGTCTTCTTTAAAAACATCGCTACCCGCATTATCAAAAGATGCCATATACTCTTGTTTGAAAGCGAAGCTGGAAAGGGATTTCTTCGCGCTCTCGATTTCAGCAGGGTCAATTAAGGGGTTATCTTTGGTAGTAAAGTGCCAAGTTTTCCAGTCTGAGTCTTCTTCTGATTGACCGAGCTTAAAGATGTCGTAGAAAAAATTGCGACCTTTTGGAGTGCCGATGAACATTGCTCTGCCCTTTTTATCTGACAGAGATGCACGAATAACTTGTTCCCATGCTTCAGGCTTAATGTCGGCAACTTCATCCAACACAGCGTAGGTGAGAGACACTCCTCGCAAAGTATCTGGGCGATCTGCTCCTCTAACATATATCTTTGCTCCGTTTATCAATGTGATGTCCATGTTGTTGATATGGCTTGCGGAGATAACCTCCCTGCCCAACTCCATCAACACATCCCAAATAATCTGACGAGCTTGCCCATTGGTAGGCGCAACATAAAGCACAGCAGAGCCAGCAGTACACTGCAAACCCTCAATCAATAGGGTAATGGCTGAGAGCCTAGACTTACCGCATCGACGACCAGCAGCAATGACTTTAAACCTTGTTTTATCAGCAAATACTTCTTGTTGCCAAGGCAGGAGGCTAAAGTTTAGATCAGACATCTTTGCTTTCTATATCTTCAGCTTCTATCGTAGGTGTATCAATGTTGATACCACCAATACCTGAAATCGTAATGTTTACAGCACTTCTCTGATTCTTTTCTTTTTCAAACAAAGTAACAGGTAACATCCTATCCATGCACAGCTTCAGTGCAGCCATCTGAGCAGGGTGATCGTCATCCAAAGCAATCTGTACTGTTTTCTGTACAACATTAACTCCAGCACTGTTTATCAACAGGTCTTTGAGTTCTTTGACTCTTTGGTTCTCGGTCTTGGGAAGCATTGCTAATGGCTTGGAATCAGCATACTTCGCCATAGTCAATTTACCCGAACCCTTTGGGCGACCCTTGGTTTTCTTTAGTTTATCAGGTAGTGCGTCTATCACATTCATCTTTTGTCCTATAAAGGGAAGAAGGGTTGTTGGGTTCGATTTGGTCGATTGATATACATATCAATGTATATGTGTAAAGGAAAACCAGAAAACCATACACATGACATCCTCGAAAGCTGGCTTAACACCCAACACGGCTGGAGACTAATCATGGATGAACCCATATAGTCGTCAATCTCCATGCGTATTGGAAGTTAGCGCTTACTTTACACGAGAATGGTTTTCTTGTATAGTGGGAATCAAACGGGGGCATCACCCACCCCTCTATGCGGTTGAGCCGACCAAATAGGATAAACGTAGTGAACCATGTGGTACTTCAGTAAAGAGTAATCTTGAACAGGGCCTGTAGCGTGGAGTGATCGGAATGACAGCCATCACTAACTTAGACAAACGAGAGGCTCTCCTTTTAAAGGAACTCCCGCAATCACGGGTGTCTATCCTATTTGTCAACCAACTCCTCTCATAATCCAAATAACCTTATTTGTGTAAAACACTACATTTGGCTTTTCCAGTGCGGAGGAGGGTACAGCAATATTTCTACACAGCCGCACACCCCTCCCCCCCATAGTAAGCACTCACTTACATAGAAGTAAGCACTCACTTACACTAGGTGCTAATGAGAATCACTCGCATCTAGTAAGGCTAAATGAGAATCATTCGCATATGGGAGTTATGCACCTTATCCGCTAGACCTAGAATAATCCGATATCTAATCAGCATTTCACAATACGAAATAATAATAGTTATTTCATAATACGGAATTTAGCATACAAAATACTGGGTATGCATACAGTTTAGGGTAAATACTAGTTTAGACTTTATTGTTTAGAATCATAGAGTTAATCGTTATCATTTTTATATGGCACGATTCTCTTATGTATATATATGTAAGGGTAAGAAAAATCCTTACGTTCATTAATTTTTTAATAGGTGTGAAAAATGAAAAATCTCAAATTAACTTACTTCACCGATCCTAGTCATGGCTGGGTTAGCGTAAAGCTTCAAACCCTTAGAGACCTAGGCATAGCGGATCAAGTTAGCACATATTCCTATATGCGCGGTTTAAGCGCTTATCTCGAAGAAGATTGTGATCTAGGTCTACTTTTTAAAACGTGCGACGCTATCGGCCTTAAAATCGATCTAATCACTAAGCACACGAATAACCGAAGTCCTATCCGCTCGTATGCGGTTTATCGCGCTGGGGGTGCAGCATGATCCGCATATCAGTAACTTCTAAGCTTGACGGCATTCGATCATGGTCTCTTCAAGCGCTTGACACTTGTCCCGGATCGATATCTTCTCCGGGTGTTTTGGTTGACGCATGCCGAGGATGCTATGCTACTACGGGAAACTACAATTATCCGAATGTAAAAGCCCCTAGATTGTCAAACCGCGAAGATTGGCAACGCATGGACTGGGTTTTCGATATGGTGCAAGCTTTGCAAAATGATCGCTATTTTAGGTGGTTTGATAGCGGAGATATGTATACCCTAGGATTAGCAGAGAAGATCCTAGAAGTTATGCGCTTAACACCATGGGTAAAGCATTGGCTACCTACTCGTATGCATAAATTCCCTAAGTTTGAATTAGTGCTTAAAAGCATGCGCGAATTGTCTAATGTATCGGTACGTTTTTCTAGCGATTCGATTAATGGCCAATTCACTAAGGGCTTGCATGGATCAGTTATTGTTGCCGATTCTACTCAAACCACTAAGGCCATGACACTATGCCGCGCTTATGAAAATGCGGGAAAATGTAGCGGTTGCCGCGCATGCTGGGATAAAAAAGTAAAAATTATTGCATACCCAGCGCATGGTAAGAAAATGAATAAAGTTATTCAAATACTTAAAGCGGCATAAATACATAGACTGTAAACCCTTATTAATAGGGGTTTATGGCCTAGGCATTTTCCTAGGGTTTTTAAATAGGTGTAAATATGACAATTGAAAACCGATCGATCCGCGCAATTGCTTTAGATATCCGTCAAGACTGGGTAAAAGTTAACTATGCTGCAAAGCCCTATCTTGACGCTATGCTTGAATTATATTCAATTAATGATCCTTATTATCACGATACGGCAAAATCCGTAGTGCTTTACTTTTTAGCCAATGCCGCTAGTTATAGGGGAGATCGCGCTAAAGTATTGAAGTCCGAATTAAAATCTTTAGGGGTTTGATCATGGATAAAATTGATAAAATTATTGTAGGCGTAAGTCTCACTGGGTTTTTTTGCTTAATGTTAATCATTGGATTATGGGGTTAACGCATGATCTATGCTGCAATAGCACTATTGCTAAAAATCATACTTAAAAAGTAATTG